AGAAAAGTTATCTCCCGAAGAAGTGAAAGAGAGAATTAAAAACATTTTATCAGGTAAAGAACCAGTCAGAGAAAAAAAAGATACTGATAGAATATATTATAAGAAACCATCTATTATAATACAATCAAAAAACTCGGCATAAAACCGTCGGCAGTCTCGGCTACAAATAACCGCCCAAGTCTCCCGCGACAACTCCCGCGACAACTCCCGCACGAGATACCGCCACTACTAACGCCCTAGTCTCGGCCACTACTACCCCCACTACTCATTACTTCACTTCTTTTTTTATTTTTTATTTCTCTATTATGCGTCTATCTGATCCGCCTCTACTTGTGTTATTTGTTTAGTTACTTCTAGATAGATACAGCTGTTAGGACCAAGTCCTTGCAAGTTACTCATTGTTATCGGATTCAATACTCGAATTTTTATTGAACTCAGTTGCTGGCTTTCTCCCAAATGTTGATATACATATTGGTCACCAAATGGAGCGGATGAAAATGACCCTGTAGTCTGATAATAATTACTGAGAATAGCCTTCACATTATAATTTCCATTGTTATTAATAAATAAATTATTATAGCCTAATGTCAATTCAATTAGAGTATGACCTGTTTCATCCTGTGAACCTAATGGTGCTTTTGTTGCTTCTAATGGAATAGTTGCAACTGAACTAAATGTAAATGGATAAAATGGTACTGACGTATATGTTCCTTCTCCTGCATCTAATTGAATTTCTCTCGCCATTGTAGTTATTTGGTCTATTGATAAATCAGCTGCAACTCCACTTGATGTTTGTGCTTCATTTGGTTTTCCTAATGGTAAATAAGAATAAAAATCAGGAGTAGCAGTGACAAATGGAAAGAATGGATTTATATTAAAATCAAAATTATTTGTAATTCCCATATATCCTTCGGTAGTTATATTTTTCCATCTCTCAAATGACATTTTTCTAGTCAATAATTCATCATCATTTGTAGTTATTCGTTTTACATCAAACCCTAATAAATCTCCCCAAAAAGATTCAGGTTTCATATTTTTAAATATAATACCTGAATGTTTTGTATATCTACATATATTTCTAGTTATTACTGGGTTATCTGATGGTCCTACTTCTTGAACGTATGAACCATAAAATATAGTATTAAATAATGGTGATTCATTTGGAATGCCGACGTATTGCGGAAAACTTGTAGCGGTTGCTGTAAAAACTTCTCCAACGTAATTATCTTGCCCATCATTATCTGCTCCAATTAAATACCACCCTCCAACATTAGGTTCCGTAATTAAACCACTTTGAGGATCTAGATATTGTATAAAACCTAAATTTGTTATTATATATTGCGCACCTATAGTCAAATTCGCAGGACCGACTGTTCCTCCTAATGGAAATTCTACAGGCGGCAACCACGAAGCAGGAATTTCTGTTTGACTTCCATTTTTAGAATTTATATTATTTATACCGGCACATAACATGACCGATTCAATTGGAGGACCACCAGTTGATGGAACTGGCGTGACACCCTGTTGTGGCTCTACTACGTCAGCTTGACTTTGTAAAGGTGTATGTAGATATTGAAATTCAAATTTAGAACCTTGATCATTATATACGAGAGATGGCTGTGTTACTCCTACAACTTGATTTGCAAATAATGTTTTATTATTTGACAATGCTCCGTATGTTGCTCCTGCTACCATTGTAAATGGATTTTCAAAACTGACATACTGTGTTGTAGTTGTAGTATCAGTAAATCCAAGAGGCACTTGGACGTTTGATAAAAATTCAGTAAATACACCTTGCTTACCATTATAAGATGTAGTGTAATTAGCAAACGATGGATTAGTAGCATCAGTATCTAAATAGTTTCTACCTACCTCTCCACATATAAAAGCATTCCCTGTTTGGCTATTCATTATATTTACAGTATTTAATGGATTAGGTATTTGCGCCATTTCCCTCGACAAAATTAATGCTAAATCATCATACTGATATGTACCTGCTGGTAGTGTATATCTCCAAGTTTTAGTTATTGGTTTCCCTCCATCTAAAAGATTCTCTCTTAATAATAATGGAATTTCAAATGGTAATACTTGATTAGTTCCTATTAAATTAGTAGGTGCGCCACTTGTATATGGTTGTGCGAAAATTACTTTAATATCATCTAAATTTCCATTTATCATAAAATTCAGATAATCACCTACAAATATTTTATAATCAAATCCACCTAATTGTACATCACTAAACATATCAGGTGGAAGCATTTGATAAAAATAATATTCTAGTTCTAATTCTGTATCATTTTCAATAATTATAGCATTACTATTTGTTTGACGTGTATCTAAATAACAATTCCTTACATTGACCGTATCTCCAGTATTTAAAATTACTGGTTGTGATAAAGTTACTTCCCATTCACTATTACTGATTTTATTCACTCCATTATTTTGTGGGATACCTTTTTCTGTATACGTTTGATAAGCTGGTAATTGTATGACTACTTCCTTTTCCATATTATATATATATAATGATATTTATATAATATATTAAGTTTAATTATGAACTCCATGCATTGACTGGCATTTGTGGCACACCAGCAAAAGAAACATTACCTGTTCGTACATCATATGATCGCAACACTTCTGCTAAAATATAAATGGTATCAGTAGAATTCGCAGCTACTTGTTCATCTGCACTGTATGACATCGTAATATCTTGGCCCACATATTTATCGATACGAAGACAACCATAACTAAAGTTAGCATCATAATGAATACCAAGATTGGGATTGTAAAGACCACGAGATGCTGTTACTCCTGCTTTTGTATTTCCAGCGAGAGGAACATATGCGCCATAATTGCAGGTTGTTAATTCACCTGTAAAATCGTGTAGAAATGAGATTTTTTTTGAAAAACTATCTACTCCTTTAAGTGGTATAAGTTTCATAGAATTGATGGTGATCTCGACTTTCTCGCCAATTTTTCCTAAAGGTAATTCCAAAAAGTTATCTGTCTTGTTACCAATATTAAAGTAATAAAGGTTATGAAGATATTGATTGTAGTAACTGTTAAGACGACGTTCAAAGTTAAGAGGACCAGTCGAGACTGAAACTTTATCCGGAACCACAGTCAAATAAACACAAGAAGGAGGATCGGATGGAACAGGTGTCAATACTTCATCTAAACAGAGAACAGGAGGACGAGTGAAGCTATATTCATAACCAAGGACTTCAGGTCCGTTCCATTCTATAGTAAGGGTATAGCCCTCTTCTAAAATATTACGAGCCATTAAGAACTGCAACATAAAAGAAATATCTAAATAAAGAGAGTTACCCATTAGCGAAGCATCATCGCGCTGGCTTTGTTCTGTGAGAGATACTTGCGAAAAACTATTTACAAAAATACTAGAACACATACTTTGGGACATTTGTCGTGCTAAAGAAAATTGAGCGGAGTTAGGCATATGCAAGAGTTTAACACCCATGTATTGAGTTGGATTAATCAATCGATCAATCTCCTGTCCTTGCAAATTATTTATTGACACACGAGAGATTAAAGAATAAACTCCCGCATGGTTAAAATAAACACCATCACCGTTTAAATTGCTAATTCCAAAATTAATAACACGGACTTTTTTCGACATAACTCGTAGCCCAGCATCGATTTTCCAAACTGCACGTTGTTGAGTTATACTGTTTGGGTCCAATAAGATTGTACGATATTCAGCCATTCTATATAATATACTTTTATAAAAAGTATTCCAAAATATATTATAAATTAAAATAATTATTTATTTATTTTAATTTCACATACATAGTTTCATTATTTTTAAGCTTCTAAAAAGCCTTGAGTGTAAAGAAATACGTCGAGAGGATTTTCTGATACGTTATTCACAGCATCAGTCAAAGTGGTATCAATTTGGATATTGATCGCCAACTTGCTATTTTGTTCGGCACGGAAAGCACAACCAACACCAAAGGCTACAGTCTCGCTTAATAATTTATTCATGAGAGTATTCTTTTCTAAAGCCTCGAGAGAATGCGCGTAGTTTAGTGCGATGTCTTGGTAAGGTGGGCTGTCTCCTGAACCAATTGCATATAGGAGCGGAGCATCTAAACCATTGATAGTAAATTCTACTCGAATAATTCCTCTAATGTATTCGCATAACATATCATCTTTGTAAATTTTATTACGATTTGCTTGACGAATGAAACTGCAACTTACACTGTCAAAAACCGTCGGGCTGGTAACGTAGAGATTGCTCGAAAAAGAATTGACCGTTTGAGTGGTCAAATATGTAGTTCTAAAGACAATTCGGGGAATTGATACTTCGGGAACTTCATACCAAGATAATTGCAAATTACTAACAATAAATTCTAAACCCGTAATTAAATCAGGAGAGTTTGCAGCTGGTTGGGGTTTGGAACAATAAAACGCTTCTACTGCCGAACCGAGTGTCATTAGAATTTTCATTTGATTAAATTTGGATTGACCTAAATCACCACTGCTTCGGTTAAGAGCAATGACTGGTTTTATGCTAAAAGGAATACCTTGAGTTCCAGTAGAGGCTCCTAATAGAACATTGTTTTGAAGACCTTTTAATTCAGGAGTGTGATATGACGACGAAGTAAGTTCTTCTAGACTATTTTCGGCTTGGGTTTTTTGTCCTACGATACGACCGTAGAAACTTATGTTCTCGAGAATTCTGTCATTCGCAATTGATGAGATATTCTTAATAATACCATGAGCGCCTACGAAAGGGTTCATGAAGACTTGATCCTCGGGTGTTACGGCGATTGCGGAAGTTGGGCTTGCGATTGTTTTTTTCGCAACTAATAAATTACCGCTGAAACGAAAAGAATTCGCCTGAACTGCTCTGCCTTTGGACGGTTTGCAAGTGAAATCGACTTGGTCGTATTCGCTGTATGTCGATTTTATGTTACTCGGTTGCGCAGAATTATAAAACATTACCATCTTTATATATATAGGATTGTAAAAAAATACTTTAAAATTTATTTCTTTTTACCAAAAGACATTCTATTAAAATCATTAAATCTAAATGCTTTCGGTGCTTCTTGGATAAACGGCTGTGTTGGTGGTTGGATTGGTGCTTGGTAGGGTGCTTGATAGGATGCTTGGGGTTTGTAAGGTGTTTCCTCTTTTATTTCTAATTCTATCGGCTTGGGTTTTTCAGCTGGCTTTGCTTTCGCCTCCGCTTCCTGTTTACGTTGCTCCGCTTTACTAATTTTCATTTGCTTAATATCGGAAAAATGACTTTCTAATCGCCCTAAACTATCGGTCATCTTTTCAAATGCACTGCTGTACTTCTTTTCAAAAATATCCTCTTTATGATCCAAATCCCCTTTTGCTAAATGCAAGGCCGTTTCTATTTTAGATTTGGCCGGTGATGATACTTCCTGCGTGGCTTTTTTTGCTTCCGCTTTCTTCACCCGATTGGCTAATGATGTTTCGCGCATCTTGGCCAATCTCTCGGTGAGTTCTTTTTGCTGTTCCGCATTACGCTCTGCCTTTTTACGAGGCTTCACTGGTTTCGCCGCTAATGCTAAAGCCTTGATTAAATCCTCCTTGCTTAGTTTTTCCATCTTATATATATAACAAATATATATAAAATATAACTAAATTACAACAAAATCCTTTTGATATTAAGATTACATCTGAATTGTCTTCAGCATCTGCTTGAAAAGGAAGATGGGTCCCGAGACGATATTCTTATCATGTATGCTATCACCATAGAGGGCAATCTGCAGAGTGAAACCGCCTTCACGTTGGTAAACGCTGGTTGGATCAATCGCTTCATAAATACGGATTGGAAAGCAAACGACTGGGTCGCAATTGGTGCGAGGCACTGTCAATATACCGCTAAAGTTTTTCATTTTATCAGTGGTGTTGCTAAATGTATCCATGAGTTTTTCTAAATGGAGGGATGAAGGATACTTACTGGTATTGGTTTGCACCTCAATATTTCGGTTAGTATTTTGAATATTATTGTAAGCCCAGCGATATTCCTGAACGTTACGAGCATATGACACTAAACATTCGGGGTGTTCAAAATAAAAATGACTGCCTGACGCATCAGTTCCTGCTGCTGTTCCTAAACGTCCGCTATCATTGTATTGAGGGGTCATTAGCCAACAATTGAATACTGAGGGTTCATTCACTGTAAATTGTCGATTGTAAATGTCGAGTATATTGGTTTCAATTGTGGCTACTTCTACACGCAATGTTTCATAAGTCATGTTTTGAGGGATAGATGGATCTAATGTCATTTCAACCAAGACAACCTCGCATTTATCTAATTCATAACTGTAGTTATCGGTTGTCAAAAGTCCAGTAGTAACTTTATTACGTTGGCGTGTAATGAGAACTAACCAGTCTATAGTATAAGCGATACCACTGTATGTTCCACTTGCAGGAAGAATATTAGCAGTATAACCTACTTGTTCTTTTCGCAATGTTGCATTTTGTATAGAATTATTATTTGCGAATCCTAAATCTTTTAACTGAATAGTTCTGTTTCCATTACCATCAGCAGCAGATACTGATAGAATTTGTGTATTCACTCCTTGAACCGAAAGAGGTTTGCCTTGATTACTATATATTTGTCGTTGTGTTGGAATATCAGGAGTTACAAATTGGTCAATCCAAGGCATCTGAGATACTCCATTTCCTTGTAATATCGGTTGTAGTATTAAATCAAAAGGACCTGAACCTGTAAAGTTTCCATTACCATCAACTATGACTACACCAGTATCTACTAATTGTTGGAATTTTGATGGACTACATACTACTTGATTTTGAGTATAAAATTGTGCAGGTGTTGTTACATCAGCACCAGCAGTGGAACTAAAAAGACCAACTTGAACGACTCCGAGTGCGGAAGTTCGTGGAGGTAGAGGTTCTAATCCTGAATTATACCCTTCAAATATATCAATTGATTCTAAATAAACGTCAGTAGTTAGACTTGAATTTATACCTACAGGTGCTTGATATGATTGTGATAATAGAAAATAGGAATTTCCTGCTGAACCTGGAGTTACTGCAGTAATTACATCATACATTTCAATCATTTTACTACGAAGTTTTTCACCTGGATAAGTTAATCTGAAATTCAATTTTACCCAATTACCAATTACAAATTTAGCATCTGTCAATTGCTGTGCCGACCAAGCATTTTGGAAATAAACCCCATTTGCTATTGAGAAAATACTACTCATATCCCATAAACAATCATTATTATCTGTATGTGCTTTCAATGTGCTTCCTACTTCATAATGATAACCATTAGGAGCAATCAATAGAGCATTACCTGAACCATCATAATTTTGTTTAGCAAATTGATATGAAGGCATAGATGTATTATTTTGTCCGTCAGGTAGAAAAGTAAAAGGACTTAATTCGGGCTGTGCTGGTATACCGCATCCTGATGAATCAAAAAGAGGAGGCATAGGAATAGGTCTGCCGATGGGTCGGGTTTGAAACAAGTTCTTAACATCTTCTGTTTCTATCTGCATTATGAAGCCCCCAGTAAGCGACATATCAAAATGAGAATTCTTGCAAATACCGAAAATATCAGATAAAGGAATATGGATCTCAACAGGCAACTGTGCGGTACTGTTAGGCACGATGCTGGAATACATCAATGAACTAATCTGTGCCGCTAAAGAACCATTGCTATTAAATGAAACAGCTGTTCCGCTGGATAGAGTGTTTCCGGCAATGCATTCAAAATCTTCAGTCAATTGATGCATAGTAGAAGCCCACACATTTTGATATAGGATTTCTTCTAGGGGGGAGCCAGTTGCACTGCGAGCATACAGACGAGCAACTTTCAACAACGCCGCCGCAGGATAACTAAAACCGTTCTGACCTAATTCAATCATAAGATTATTGCTTAATAAATCTTGATATTCTGCCGCCGTTAATCGTAATCCATCTACTTGATGCGTCAAATACATTCTAAAAGAAAAATATGATTTAGTGAAATCAACAGCCATACCTTGCACTGGCGACAATTCCCAAGTGATACGATTGTAAGAGGGTTTAAATACCTGCTGAACGTTTGACAAAATTTTACGAGTAGTAATCTGCTCCATCGTTATATAATATATAATTATAAAAAAATGATTTATAATTATTAATAAAGTCTAAACACCTTAAAATCTCTCTTCATCTTTTTAATAAATTCCTGCTTGTCTTGAAACTTGTACCCCTTCTACAATGGAAGGGGCTGGTGCCGCCACCGGTGCTTTATGATCTATATCTTTAATAGCTTCAACTACTGATCCAATACCCAATCCAATATCTGCAATCTCTCCTACAACCGGAATTGCTCCCAATACAGCCTCACCAAGAAAACCACTAATACCTTTTTCAGCAATACCTTTTGCTACATCTTCCGCTCCGCTTTCAGCTACATGGCTTTTCAGTAAATCAAAAGTATCACTAATGCTGCTTCGGGCTTTATCTGCATAATCTTTTAGTGTATCAGTCGCACCTTGAACAAAATTCGCCCCTCGTTCGCCGGTGGCTTTGATACCTTCGCCAATAGTTTTTACTGCTCCTTGTAAGGCTTCAGGCGCACTTTTCAATTGTGATGTTTGCAAGACATTCATTGCACTAAATTTCCCTTCGGCCAATTGTCTTGCACTTTCAACTCCTGCTGCTACATTCACACCTTCTAAACCTGCTCCTAAAGTTCCACCTAATATTTTACTAGGCGCACTATCTTTCAGACTACTTAAATAATCTTTGGCTTTAGAATAATATGATGATATACCTTTTGTTTCTCCAAGGCCTTCTCTTGCTAAACTTTCAAATGGACTTCCTTTAGTTGGAGCAATTCTCTCTATACCTTCCATTTCAGGTAACTGCGGAACGTTTCTCGCAACTGGTATTTTCGGTTCTACTAAATCTACTTCACCTCTCGCAGCACTTACTAATTTTGGTTCGGGTTCAGATAAGGAGGCTAATCGGTTTGATGTATCAATATTACGCTGTTCATCGGTTATTTTTCCTTTCACTATATCTAAATTTGCTTCTAATCTATTTCGTAATTCACTAGGAACATTACCTTGCAATTGACTTTCTATATCTGATTGTGTAGATTTCAATGATTTTATTTTTTCTGTCGTTGCCGTTTTAAGTGAAGTAACCTTTTCCATTAATGGCTGAAAAGTTTGTCTTAAACTTGCTTCGCCTGCTGTTCTCAATCCTTCTAACGGTGTAATATCAGCCATTCTCGCAGCTATTGCTTTGCGTCCGCCTCTAGCTAATTCTTCAAATGATGACGGTACTTTACTTGCTAATCCTTCAAATGATGTGGGAATTTCAGATGTAACTTGGCTTACTATCGGCGCAGCTGCTTCTTGTAGCGTAGCAGGAAATCCTGTCGCTCTTGCTTTTATTGCTTCTAATCGCGCAGTCAATTCTTCTGTAGATGGGATTGCTGAAGTAAATTGTTTTGAACTTTCAGTTACTGCTTCGTGTATATCATTAAATGCTTTAGTAGATTTTAATCCTGTCATTAAATCTTCTGCTGACAAAGTCGATAAAGGCTTTTCGGCCATATCTTTAAGAGTAGCCATATGTTCATTGGCTTTCGTTGCTAAATCTTGACCAGCTTGATAATGTTCTAATGCTGCCTGTTTTATTTTCCCGTGTGCTTCCTTAAACTTACTTAAATTATCAATAATAGCTTTGCCTACGGCTCCATTGCCTATTTTCTCTCCAAACAATTCTACTACCTTGGCTTGTAAATCTTCAGCACTTAAACCTTCACCTGCATTCGCCTCACGCAGTGCTTGCAACTTTTCGGGCGCAGTCGTTACTAAATCCTTTATCTCTTGTGCTTTTGCCTTTATTTTACCATAACTCTCTTTTAGTCCTGCATACGCTTCTTTGGCTCGTCCGTATACCGCAGGTGCTTCTATTAAACCTCGAAGAGCAACCGGCGCACCGAGAAATAGATCAGACATCCCGGCACTTTTAAGGGCTTGTGCGGCTATATTGTCATCATTCTGCAGTGACTGCTCAGCTTCCATGCTTTGCGTTTCTAAGTCATCTTGCGATGCTGCGCTATTTAAGGCTGATTGTAGATATTGCTGTTGATTTGCTATTGTCGTGAAAAATGACATCTCTATAATTTATATACAGATTTAATATTTGTCAGCGATTCTTCTATCGTCGGTTTATTCCACAATAAATGTCTCGCCCAAAATCCTGCAGTAGCTAAACCGGTTTTAGTCCAATCTTCTCGGGCTTCATGTCTCTTTAAGTAGTTTTCTTTACGTTTATTTGCCTCCACCTTATCTTTTGGATAAAGTAAAGTATAGTCCTCCATTCCTGCTTTTCCAAACTTGATCGTCTTATTCCTTTTCGTCTCCTCGTTATAAAGCGTTACTTCATACTTGTGTGTTTTATCTTTGCTTTTGACTAATGAAATGAACTTGTACATTTATATTTAGAGAGATTATATTATTGTCGTTCGGGGGCATAACCCCGTTAAGATGCATCATAAAGCAATGTATCAAAATTCTTATACATACATAGTTTCTCCATATTTAAATAAAGAAACTGATATTTCTGCTCTGTTACTGTTTCCATTATTTCCTCAAACTCTTTCGGGGGCATAAAGGCTTCGCCTAATTCATCGGTTATTCTCTCCCTTTCACGTCCGTTGTTTTGTTTAAATGTAATGAAGTGTCCTATACAAGTTCGCAAGAGCAAAGGTGCTTTGGAATATTTTTGGATGCTCACGATTATTGTCAGCCCGAAGTGTCGATAACGGGTGCAAATTTTACCGAGATCTTCCGTAAGAAATCCTACTCCGTCATCTATTAAAAAACATATTCTTTTCATTGGTTCTTTTTCTTTTAATAGTTTGGTCTGATCAGCTATTACTGTAGAGAGAAGTCCGTGCAAATTTCCTAAATCCTTCGGATCACTCATTACGTGAACATTGTCCATTTTAGATAATACTCCTTTTACTTGGGGATCATGCTCTGCTGATGGACTGCACCAAAACACTTCATCAAAATATGGATTATCATCTTTATCACGAATGTTATAATAATTACTACTAGCTATCAGATTGAGAAGCGTGACAGTTTTTCCACTGCGCGGTGCTGATGAGAGCAACATCAGGAATGGGTGCTTGGGTAAATTGGGGTGCAACTCCTTATCTAAAGCGAATTCTTTACCTGAAAAATCTTTAACTTTTAATACGGTCAAATCTTTATTGCTCATTATATATATACTAGGACAAAAATGATAGATTACATATCAATTTCTGCCCTTGTTGTTTCTACAATATCGGGTATTGCTTCCTTACATATTTATCGTGTCAAATTCTGTGGCGACTGTGTGCAAAGTGACTGCTGGAAGGGTGTGAAAAGAAATGATAGTACTGGGTCATTAATCGAGGCCGAACCTTTGATAAAAACCTAATTCAAAAACTTGTCAAAATATTAAATCAAAAGCATTCCAAAATTAGAATTGATTTAAAAACTTGTCAAAATATCAAATCAAAAGCATTTGAAAATAGCAAGGATATTTACAACAGAAATAATATAAGATGCTAATATTATTTAATTTTATTAATATTTGCTATAGGCAAGGGGTGGGCATCTGTGGGATTACACCCAAACTTGGAAAACCCTCCGAAAGCAAAAAGTGGCAAAAATAGGGGATTAGCAAATATTCTTATAGAAAAAATCAAATCCCCTATTTTCGCACCTTTTTTAAAATCAAAAGATTTAGGAAATGTTTAGGAAACAATTTAAATATTACGGAAGTATATAGAATAATATGGAAGCCCCACAGATGCCCACCCCCACAGATGCCCAATCAATCGAAAATTTATCTTATCATAAAATATATAATCTACTCAATAGAGAACAATTAAGCCGTAATAGATTAGCAAATTACCACTGGAATAAACATGGAATACCACCTGAATTTTTAGAATCATACATTGAAAACAGGCAATTATATAATGCAATTAAAAAAAATAAAGATACCGTAGATTTGGATCTAATTTTATATTTATTAGATTTAGGAAATAATTAGGAAAAGAATTTAAAGTTTTTATCTTTACATATATTAAATGGATATTCAAGAATTAAAAGCATGGAAAATTACATTCTTTAAAAATAAAAGTGAAAATGGCGGTGCAATGGCCAAAGCAATAGAAGAGGCAAAACAAACTGATATAATTTTACATAGTGACACACAAAAAAATGGACGTATGTGGGGTTATACACAGCCATTAAAATTATCAGAATTAATTAAAAAAAACAATGGTATTTATGAAGTCATAACTAAATTTCCGCATAAAGTTTATTTTGATGTAGATGGAAAAGAAGATTGCCCTGATTTAGCAAAATTAAAAGAAATAATAAATGAGTATTTTCCAAATGCACAAATGGCTATTAGCGGATCAATAACAGATATAAAAAAATCATATCATATAACGTTATCAAATTATATAATTCATAATGAAGAAGAGAGAATAATTATAAAAACAATAGTAAAGCATTTAAGCACTAAAATAAATGATTGTTTTGATTGGAAAGTGTATACAAAAAACCGTAATATGAAATGTATTAATCAATCAAAAAGAGATGGTAGAGTGCAAGAGTTAATAGAAGATGAAGATTTGAGACATCATTTAATAACTTGTTTTATAGATAATTATTCATTACCTTTACCTATTTTAAATGAAGAAATCCAAGAAACAATTATGATAGAAAAAGCAAAAACAATATATGATATATCTACATTACCAAAATTATTATTAGTAGAGCCAGAAAATTTTGATATAATGACAGCAACACCTAAACAAATAATATCATTGTTACCTTTGAATAAAACTTTTGATCATAATTATACTCATATGATTGCACGTTTTTTTTATTATAATGAATTATCATTTGAAACATTTTTGACATGGATATCTAAAAAACATAATCCATTATCACAAGATATAATTTTGAAATGGAATAATCACTGGAATAAATTAAATAAATTTCCAAAAGTTTCTCAAAAACGGATTGAAGCAATTTTATCATATTATTATCCAAATATACTTAAAGACAAAAGTTACAAGTCATTTTTGAATACATTTATTTTACCAAAAGAATTGATAGAAAAAGTAGAAAGATTAGAACCGATTCATTTTGAAAATCCTAATAAATTTTTATTATTTAATACTGGAATGGGTAGCGGTAAAACTACGCAAACAATTAATTATTTAAAAAATCATAATAATTTTATTTGGTTATGTCCTAATATAGCATTATCAAAAAATACTTTACACAGATTAAATGAATCTAGTGTAAACGTCGCGCATTATAGTGATTTTAAAGCAGATGATAAGAAGAAAGGAAAATTAAATGAAATAGATAATTTAATTATAGTATTAAATTCATTGCACTACGTAGATGAAAAGAAGTTTGATATTGTAGTTATTGATGAAATAGAAACATTATTGGATAAATTTCTTGGTGATTTTATGGGTACAAATAAAATTAAAAATTGGAATAATTTTATATCATTATTAAAGAATGCAAATAAAGTAATATTATTAGATGCATTTGTTACTACAAAAACATTAAATTTATTACGAGAAATAGAAAATATTGCACCGATAATATATGAACGAATAGAAGAGCCAATAACTCGAACAATAAATTATATAAAAGAAGAAAAATCAATGGAAAATAAAATGATTGAAAGCTTAAAAGCAGGTAAAAAGTTATTTATTTATTACCCATATAAAAAACAAAATAATAATTTTTTAAGTATGGAACAATTAAGTAATTTATTAAATTTATCAACAGGTAAAGAAGGTATATTTTACAATGCAGACATAGATGATAAAGTAAAAGGTGAATTAAAAAATGTTAATAAAAATTGGAAAAAATATGATTACGTAATGACTAATAACATAGTAACTTGTGGAGTAAATTATGAATTAAAAGATTTTGATGAGAGTTATATTTTCATTGCTTGTTTTAGTTGCCCTAGAGATATTATTCAGGTATCTTATCGTGTGAGAGATTTATCAAGTAAAATAATAAATGTATGTTATTTAGGTAAGATGAATCAACCCAATACATTTATAATTGATAAAGCAAATATGAATGATCCTATATACACAAAATTATTAAATAATATATTAATTGAAAAACATTCTCCATTAAAAAAAACATTTCAATTATTTTGTAATAAAGCAAATTATAAACAGGTAATAGATAAGACATTAATTTCAAAAGAATTAGAAAGATATATAGATGATCTAAAAACTAATGCAGAAGTTGGCTTTAGTTATGCAAATTTACAAAATATAGATTATGGATATGCTGAATGGATACAGCAAAAAATGTTTGCACAAACGGCTACAATGGAAGAAAAAATATTATTACAAAAGTTTTTCTTTCAAATGGAATTTAAAAATGTAGAAATAGAAAATCAAATGATAGAAGAAGCATGGGATAATCAATTTGTTTTTTTTTTTGCACAATTAAAAAAAATATTAAGTAATAAAGAAAATTTATTTAATGATATTAAGGAATATAATAAATTTGAAGCTCTTTTTCCATTAGACATTAAAAAAATAAAATTAAATGAAAATATAATTGATAAAATTTTTAAACAATTTGATTTTAAATTTATTACTAAAGGATCACATACATCTAAAATAATAAAAGAAATATATAATACTTATTTTGGTAAACACATAGTAAAAGTAGAATATAGTAAACAATCACATGTTGCTAACTATTGTTTAGATAAAATAGGTAATTTTAGTTTTGATGAATATTATAATTTTGCATTAAATCATTTATGTTATGATAAAAATGAAAAAATAGAAGATGATAAAAACGATAATTTACCTGAATTTTAATATAAAAATATTATATATAAATGGAAAATATATATAATAGCAACCCTTACACCAATGGCCGTGTAAAAGAAATAGAATTAAAACCCCGTACTAAAAAGCCAGTAGATAATCCGGCAAAAAAACCTAAAAAGATTAAAATCATGGAGTTCCTTCCTGTAACGTTTTAATAATATAAAATATGTATATTATTAACCTTTATTATATCTCTCCTTTTTTGGTTTAATTGAAGTATCTGAAGTCTTAATATATTTATTCAAAGTAGGTTCTAACATATTATCTTTATAAGCTTCCATACTTTTAGGCAAAGGTTTCTTCTTCTGTTTAGCAAGTAAAGATTTTAAATGTGGCTTATCTATTTTATCAGGAACAACTTGGCGTTTAGAAACAGCAGGAACGCTTTTAGTTTTTTTAGATTTAGCTAATGCAATATCAAATTTAGAAGGCATATATATTATTGAGAGAGATTAAAACGGGGAAACCCCGTAAACCCCGACGGCAAGTGGTATTGCTTAAAGCAATGCTTTTTCTTGGATATATAAATTGAAACTCACTGATTCAGCCTGAACGGGCTGACGGGTAGCAACATCAATAACCCTGAATTGGATTGAGTTTAAGTTAATAGCCTGTTTATTACTTAAAGAAACAAATACCAATTCATAATTCTCCCAAACATACACAGACTTATTTGTTTGAGAAGATTTTTGAGGAGTAAAATAACAAATATTATTTTCACGAGAACCAGTTCTAGCTGCACTATTTGCAATATAACTTTCTAATTGAATTGAAGGTATTTGCAAAGCCAATTGATAAAAGGTATCAAATTTAACAGAATTTTCAGCAACAATGCTTAAAGTAGTAGCAGGACCAACGTCATAAGTAACCGCAGAAAATCCTAAACCATTTTGCAAAATAGGTGATATAGTAAAATCATATAAAATAGTTCTCTCAGGTGTAGCACCAACTAAAGGAAAACGCTTAAGATATTTATTTGAAGTAAAAGAAGCATAATCCCAAAAGACCCCAAAGGTATTGACATCAATACCACTCTGATAACAAATACCTAAATTAATAAATATAGGAGCGTTAGTCAATTCAGTATTGTTTCCTATTATTTCAAAGTAATAAGTAGTATTAAATGAGAAACCATCAAAAGCACCTGAAGGAAGGACATAAATTACATTATCATTAGCATCATAAATTTGATAACGTAGTTGTCCATTCTCTACAAAGAATTGATGAATATATTCAGTATGATTTATGAAATGAGTGCTTGGTATTAAAACAGATCTACTATTATTTACATAATAAAAATTAGTTCCAACTTTTTCAATACCATATAATAAAAGTTCATTATCACTTGCATCAAATAAACCATATCTAAAAGTATGATTTGCACTGTTAACATCACATTGTAATGTTAAACCAATATCAACACCACCTCTAACAGTAGGAACTCCTGTTAATAAAGCATATTCACCGACATTTTCAGCAGATAATTCTTTATTACCATCAACAGTATCCTCAATTAAATTCACTAAAGTCCAATTTTCAGAAGTATAATCAATAGCAAGAGAACCGAATCCCATAGCAACATGTTTGGTTTTTTCATCAATGAAGTTTAGAAAAAATAACCCGTTATCCGTAGGTGTATTTTCGCTATTATTAGTATCATCAGTATTTAAAATTCCATTAAAAGCAGTATTCATTTCTGCTAATAAATCGGTAACAGTAGCATATTTTCCAGCACTGACAATTGCAGGCCGAGAAGTATTAACTCCATAATTAGTATTAATATCTACAGTTTGAGCGGGGATTTCTATATTAGTAGAAACACCCTGAACGTCCATCGAGAATTTATCCATAGCCATAGTAGCATTGGGTTCCACTAAAATAGGCTCATTGAAATTGACGTTAATTAAACCTCCTGTTTGTGGATCGTAATCTGTACTAATAATTTTTAGCTGTTTCATTATATATATTATGCATTTATAAAATTTTATAAAAGTAATATATATAAATGGTTCAATTATCTAAATTCAATAACACATATAATGCCTTAAATGCTTCTTCTAGCTTTGTAGGCCAATTAGAAAGCACAGCAGATTTAGTAAGTATTTCCATAAACGTTCATTGCGAACAAGCTTGTAGAGTGATTATTAAACAATATCGCGCGAGAGATTTAACTACCCAAGTCCAAGAAAATGCAGAAGATGTTGCAGCAGATACTCGTCAGGTAGTTCAAACCCCGATTAAAGCGGCGTTTTATGATATTGAGGTAGTAAATTTAGCAGTAGTCGATATGAGTTTTACAAGAGTGACTACATATTTACAAAGCACTCATTACGTTAATTTAGATATACGCAAATTAACATCAGATACGGATACAGTAGTATCATACGGACAAAATAGTAATTTTGATTTTTATCCTACTGTAGATAATAATACGATCCAAATTTATGCAGATGGTGCAAAAGGCACCAATGTAACAGGTGGTTGGCAATATACAAATACAGCAGCTAATAAAATCAATTGGTATTTGTATCAGGCACCAGTAACGTCAACAGGCAGTCCAACCACAGCAGGGCAAACAGTAGCATCAGTAAAAAGCATGTATGCAGTTATCAATCAGCAATCAACTTTAGGTTTAGCCCAAGCACAAAATCCGTGGATGATGATTTATACAATACCCGACAGCGGAGTGAATGCGTCTTTTTTTAAATCTAAATTGTTTTACGGTTCCAACGCCCACACAGACATTTCAGGAAATAAACTACTCTATACAGGAACCGACCCAGTAGATATTCATCCTGAAATAACCGGAATTAATCGTATTAAATTAGATTTCAATCTCTCCTTATCTACTAAATCAGAAGAGGCGGCAGCTGCCGAATTAGTTGGAGCAGGAACATTGCAAACAACAGCAAATACAACTACTGTCGGTTCATTTAATTTTACGATGCAACAGTTTGGTGTAGAATGGGAGAAAGTAAATACTCCTTTACCGATAGAGAATGGAAAAGTTGTTGTGGATACAGGTGTAGTAACATGTATGGAAAAAAGCCCAACAGGAGCAATAACAAATCTTTTAGGAAATGCTGGAGATTTAGTCACTGGCGTTCATTCTACATTACAAAGTCTTAACTTATCAAAGATAGGAGGCGGTGGGTTCGCCTATGTAAAAATTTATAATAAGGCAACAGTCCCCGCTGCAACGGATACACCCGTTTTTACAATACCAATCCAAAATAACTCTATTCAACAAGTAGAATGTCATTCGTTAGATTTCCCATTAGGTATTGGATTGAGGGCGACATTAAATTTTGACCCAGCCGACACAGATGCTCCAACAGGAACTGTATATGCAACAGCCTTTTATACGAATGTAATTAATTAATCTCTCATTTATATATTATCTATCAGTAATATATAATATGCCTATTACTCCTTTAGATGCCGAGGGTATGAAACGATTGCGTGCGATGCGAGGCAAGGGTAAGAAGTCGATGAAAGGATCATCTGGTAAAAAGTCCAAGAAGGGTAAGAAGAATTCTGAAGGGAAAGAAAAGAAGGCTTTAGTAAAGGAACATATGAAATTAGTAAAAGTACTTAAAGAAAAGAAACCAACAGCACTTAAAGCCGAATTAAAGATGCAAACTAAAGAGTTGGCGAAATTAAAGGAGAAGAAATAGATTGTTTTTTAGCAATATATCTATTTTTATCTTTTTCTAAAATTTTATCACGATTATCAATACGATATTCTTTTTGTTTTTCTCTAATCTTATCTTTATTATCAATACGATATTGTTTATTTTTTTCTAAAATTTTATCTTTATTATCAATATACCGTTCTTTTCTATTCCTTCCAGCAACATTTTTATTTACACAATCATTATCACGAATATGCTCTCCTTCTTTTTTACATAATTCCATTTTATTATTACAAGAATATTCTTCAATCAATTCAATATATACATCATCATAATTTGCTAATTCATTCACTTTTTTAATTTTATGCTGATATAATCTTTTATACAAAGGTTGTGTAGTAGAACCAATATAAATATCTTCTGTTTGATGTGATCGTAAGCAATATATTTTTCCATTAGCATATCTATTATTATCGTTTTCCATCGTATTCTATAATTAATAACACTATATTTAAATCAATTTTATAATGTTATTATATATGGTGCAAACCTACAAAGACAAATTCAATTTAAAATATGATTTTCCAAAAGGGACGTCCCATTCATTAACCGAAATTAGTAAATTAACAGGCTATAAATTATCAGGTTTAAAGACAATTTTAGAGAAAGGTGAAGGGGCATATTATAGTAACCCATCAAGCGTGAGGCCACAGGTAACTAGTGCAAGCCAGTGGGCAATGGCCAGGGTCTACAGCGCACTCATGGGAGGCAAAGCTGCTAAAGTAGATGCATCTCATTTGATTAAAAAATAAAATAAAGAGAGATTATATATGGATACACTTAAGGGTGTTGCTAAAAAAATACCACTTCCCAAGCAAGAAGCAGTAACAACCACATTAAATATAGATACTGTAAAACATAAATTTATGCGTGGTGATCTTACCAAAGAGGAAAGAGATGCTATTAAAAAAGAACGTAAACTAACAAATAAAGATTTTTTTGAAGTTAAACGAAAGATCAAATAATTTAGGAATAACTTAATATATAATTAAATTGATTTAAAAATATTTTTATATTAAGTTATAATATAAAAGAAAATGAGTGAAATTGATATGATTGCAAAAGCGAAACCCAACTTGTCTCCCAAGACTTTAGCGAATTATCATAACTTATATAAACGATTGAAAGAAGTGATCGGTAATAAAGATGTATCAAGTTTAGACAATAAAGAGATTATTGATAAAGTGAATGAAGTAAAAGGCAAAGCAGATAAACCAGCTACACCGGCAATTAAAAGCAATCTGCTTTCTTTAGCAATGACAATAAAGCAAGAGTTAAAATTAAATGTAGATAGCATTAAGCAAGCAATTAAGAATACACATAAAGAAGTCAAAAGTTACACAGCAGAAAAGAATGTAGATTTAAAGACTGCATTACCATCATTAAAAGCATTGACTAGTTATACGAATAATTTATTTGCAGAAGAGAAGTGGAAGCCTTATATTATGAATTGGCTTATGATGGAGATGGCTGTACGCAATAAAGATTTGATGTTGGAATTCGGAGATGCAAAAACCGAAATCAATCCCGATAAAAATTATTTGATCGTAAATAAAAACAGCGTGAAATATATTCGCGGCGATTATAAAACCAAAGATACTTATGGCGATCAAAAGAAAACCATAACCAATAAGAAGTTTATTACAGCAGTAAAGAATGCAATGGAAACAGAAAACGATGGTAAATATTTATTATCTTTAGGAGGTAATAGAGAAATAGCCGAAACATCATTGAACAAGTTTGTTAGTAAACATACATTGGATAATATGGGGCAAAGCAAAATATTCAAAGTCGTAATAGATGCACGGCCAAAGAAGAAGGAAGCATTGGCTGCAACAAGAGGCACAGCTTTAGGAACAGTGGCGGAGCATTACGATATCAAGTTTAAAGATGAAGTAGGGAAGGTAGCAAAAGAAAGCAAAGAAGAAACACCAGCACCGATTGTAAAAAAGAAGTTCAAAAAAATACCAAATCCAAATACAACAAATACAATAAGACCAATATCACAACCTGATTTAAGTGATTATAACTTTTGATATTCATTGTTTCATGGATTAAATTTTATCATATAATATAAATGGTAGTTCATATTATATGTGATAACTGTGGTGATAATAACTATATTGAATTAAATAATTATATCAAATACTTATTAGATGTAAATATATGTTGTCAAGAATGCGATTCACCAATTAATTATGCGCCTGATGATGATAGTGATAATTATTCGGATAGCGTAAGTAGTGATTATGATGAAGATGATTAGGATGGGTTACACCCCCGAACGACAATTTACCAATAACAAGCACCCTCAACTGATGCGTGTCCGTTAGGCCGTTCACTAATCATAGGACGAGACCAATTCTCATTAATAAATGCACGAACAACACTAGATCGTTCATTTAACCATCTATTACCGAGCAACCCAAAATACATTTGTAAAACACCGCCGACATAGATAGCACTCGCGCCATGTATTTCATAAATAAAATTACATATAATGTTACCATAACCTCCAGCACTTACAAGTGCAACATCGTATGATCCTTGTAACTCATCTAATCTCTCATAAAAATTAGCCAGTTCTATATTCCATTCATCACTTTTATTATTGCCTTGTGTTTGTGGTGGTTTAATGAATAAGAATGTGCATTCAGGAAATAAATCAATACCATATATTTTCTCTCGGATTGGTATTTTCTTTTCTATGCTATCAGTAAATGCTGAAACAATTAATATACGTTTCCCTCGTAACGCAGTTGTCCAAGGGTTTGAATAAATGTAATGAAATATATCTAAAGCAAAAGCCCAACACTTTTGGGTATCTTTCGAACATACGTGATGTTCAACGAAATCTTGTGAGGCAGAAATACCTCTGTACACCTCACCATGCTTCTCCCAAAGACAATAAATTTCACAATTACTAAATGCTTTTAAATATAGTTTGGAATAATAATCGACAGATTTCTGATTAGTCAATTTGATACCTGCATTATTTTTCATAACATCAACCCTATTTAAAGATTTAGTATGAGCAACATTATTCTCAACTCCAGCAATCCGAGGAATAATAAATGACTGTTTACATTTTAATTTAAGAGAGATGTAATCAAATAATTTTTTATTATCATCAAAATGCACGTCGTTATTTTTAAGAGGAGAAGATCCATTTACATTAATTAACATGTACGGCGGATTAATCCTATTATCTTGTGTATATTCTCTGATTTGTGTTTTATGATAATGTAAGCAATGAATAAGCATAGGATCATTGATGATGTTAAAACCAAACATTTTAAATAAATAAGCAATATGATTATCGCAACCTGCTTGTCCTAGTTGGAATTTAAATGCGCGCAAATGTTTATATAATCTCTCGTTATAAGTAGAATGATATATCCAAGCATCTTGGCTATCATGTCTTGGACCAAATATTTTTATATTATTATAGTTACCATCAAACTCATAACGTAGTTGTGCAAACATAGAAGGTTTATTAATTAGGTCAATTGATTTTAAAACGTGGAGAGATTGGTCAAAAAATATATCAGAATTTGCAATAATAATGTAACCATCCAAGTTAATACATTTTACATAATGAATAACATCAGAATAATTCATACGATGTCCCATAGGTATTTGCATAATTTTAGTCCATTCTTTTTCATTAACTCCGAGTTCATCAGGAGTGTAAGGAATGCAATCAGGTTTTTCATTCAATAAATAAATAGTATCAATGATATCATTATTACAATTAGTTTTCAAACAATATCGTATTTCATTTAATCTCTCTTCATTTTTATGAATAAAGAATTGTTGGAAGAGATAAATCTTGTTTAGCTCTTTAATAGATGTAGAATATTCAACCTGATATGAATTTTCAGTAAATCTCATTTATAATATTAAGATATTTTAAAAACCTCTTAATATTTAATTATGCTAAAGTATTATGTATATATTCATCGTCGAAATGATTTTTGCGTAAAAATTTATAACCATTATTTTCTAAAAGTAATTTCAATTGACTTCTTACAATAGCAATGTCATTATGTTCAACATGAATTATTCCAAAAGTATATTTGGTATGATCTAATCCTTTTAAAATTTCCAATTCACTGCCTTCAGTATCTAGAGATAAATATTCAATAAATGAAGGTGCTTTATATAAATCTAATAAATCAGTAAGAGAGATTGTTTCAACAATTATTTGAGATTTATTTTTATTGACGACGTGTTTATGAGCGTTAATATGAGATGAAATACCTGATAACATATTACTATCATTTGCAATATCAAAAGAAACTTCCATATTGCTTTTAGAATAAACAGCAGAATTATTGCAATGACATTTAGGTCTATTAGCTAATAATTGTTCGTATCTATGAGGTACAACTTCGGATAAGATACCAGTCCAACCATAAGTTTTTTCTAATACTAAAGTGTTACTCAATGCAATGCCGTCATATGCACCAATCTCGACAAAGTAACCATCACGTTTATATTTATAAAATTCTAAAACTTCTAGATCTTGTCCGATTTGACTATTACTCATTTATATATTAAGATAATATTAAATTTATCATATTATCAACTTCATCTTTATGAATATTGGAATTGTAATCTCTTGTTGCTTTATTAGATAAAATATCAAAGGCGCTACCAATATCAATTAGAATAGCATTAGGATATAATTTATTTAAATCATAAATAAGAGGTTTAGCCCCCATACCAGCAGAGGTCATAATAATAATTGAATTTTTATCAATTATTGAATCAATAATAGATTGTAATGTAGAATTATAATTTTCTTCAAACCAATTAGATTGATGAACATCAATAATAGTATCAATATTAAATATTTTTTTAGATTTTTCAGCAATAGATGAATTACAAACATAAATTTTTTGTTGTTTAGCATTCCGAATGGTTTTTAAAATAGGTAAGACATTATTAAAAGGTATATTATTACCAAAAATAACAGAACAATAATCAACCCAATTAGGAATTCCTAAACTTTCAAAATATGAATTAATAATTTTTGTTTCCCATTTTCCAATAAAACAATTACTTAAAGATGATAAATATTTATATGATTCTATAAGTCTATTACCTAGTGTATCAGTATAAGGTGTATAATCACAATTACAACCTTTACGTTTATTACAAGCAAGATATTCCCCATCACCAAATTTTACAAAGGTAAAGGGTATATTTTCATTAATAAATTTTACAATATTCATTTATATATATTATATAATGAAATTAATAATCTTTATTCATACTTGTAAATTATATGAAAATACAAGAGCTAAATTATTAGAAAATACATGGGCAAAAAATAATGATGTAATATTTATAACGGATAATGAAAAAAGTGAATTAAAAAATCACATATATATTAAAAGTTATGAAAAAGGGTATACTTATCATCCAAATAATGTAAAAAAAATGTTTGATATATTTATTAATAAATATAATGATTATGATTATTTTATGATAATAGATGATGATAGTTATTTATATATTGATAAATTGAAATTATATTTATCATTTTTTGATAAAAATGAGCCGTATATGATTGGCGATTTTTTGAATTGGACTAATTACAATACAAATTATAATTATGGTGGAAGTTATGAATATTGGGTTGGAGGAGGTGCAGGTATTGTATTCACAAAATCTTGTATAATAGAATATATTGAACTTTATAAAAAAAATATAATTAATTATTTTAATCACGATGTATGGTTACATAATTTATTTAAATTATCAAATGGTAAAATAAAAAGAACACATTGTGCAGGTTTCCATCAATATGAAGGAGATACTTTATATAAAAAATATTCAAAAGATGATAATAAATTAATATCAATACATTTAAATCATGATATGTCATTATTAAAAAATTATGACGCATAATAGAGAAATAAAAAATAAAAAAAGAAGTGAAGTAATGAGTAGTGGGGGTAGTAGTGGCCGAGACTAGGGCGTTAGTAGTGGCGGTATCTCGTGCGGGAGTTGTCGCGGGAGTTGTCGCGGGAGACTTGGGCGGTTATTTGTAGCCGAGACTGCCGACGGTTTTATGCCGAGTTTTTTGATTGTATTATAATAGATGGTTTCTTATAATATATTCTATCAGTATCTTTTTTTTCTCTGACTGGTTCTTTACCTGATAAAATGTTTTTAATTCTCTCTTTCACTTCTTCGGGAGATAACTTTTCT